NAAAAGGAGGTATATAGGATACCGTCTTTCACACAAGCTCATGGAGTTTTCTGGCTAAACAGCAATAGGCGCTCCCAAGGCTTAACAAAAATGGTGTGGCAGAACCCGTATGGGGGATCAAGTCACTTCAGTTCATGAGATAAATATACAGTCGTATTGGACCCTTCTAGATAGAACCCAGTGGATTGACAGGCCTGGCCTGGTAAGTTCCCAAGTGGTAAGAGACCCGGCACGAAGTGTAGTAAGACGCCATTGGCGCAGTAAATCGCGATGCGTAGCTTCGGGCTTTTATCATTGAAGACGCCCGCCAGTAACTTGCGGCTCTAACGCTGAGTTGGTTTGAAGCTGGTAGTAAACTATTAGGGGATTCGTACGTCTCACTGTACCACGAACACAGAGTATGTTAATGCTGAGGGAACTCCGTTTTAAATTACATGATGTCTTGTGAACAAAGCAAAAACAACAACAATCAACAATCAACAGCTTTGGAAAATTCGGAAATCAGATACCCCGGAGGATACTATATCCCTCTGGGAGACGGTGGCATCCGGGTTCCAGTAGAGGCTATATACAGACCCGGAGAACCTCAGAATTGGGTGCCAATTTGTGGAAACGATTTCCACCTAAGCCAGGATGACCCGTGCTCTGAATGCGACGCGATTGAGGGATCATCAGAGAGAGCAGCTATTGCAATTTCAGACTCATATGTGGCATCAGATCCTCATTTTACTGTTGATGCTCGTTCTTTGTCGAGGAGAGACCACACTTGCACTCATAGGGGCTGCTTTTCTATATGTTCTAGTTATAGATTTTGTTCATTTTGCTTATTTTTGTTTAATTTAGATAAATTTCAGAAAAACACAAAATACTTTCATAGTAAGAGATCTTTAAGTAGACTTGTGCACTGTTCTGCTGAACAGTTAATTAGTAACGCTATATTGTTTTCTTCTAATAGAATAATAGATGCAGAGGTGGTTGCTGATAATAGGGTTAGCTGTGAATATGCTAAGTTGCTTCTTTCAAATGCTCGGGTTGGTGTTCAGGTTACCCCTCCTGCTTGTGATTGGGTTGTGTGTAACAATGTTGAACATCTTTTTGAGTGTTTTGGCATTAGTGACGCGCAGCGAGGACACATTACTGGATTTAATGACGAGAATGCATATTGGAACGCCTCGTGCGCAAAATGTGGCGCCTGTTGCCAGGGAGCGAACGCTAGGTCCGCGATCCCGATAGTCTTGCTATTGAAATTCATAACGATTAGAAAAGAGCAAGATATTTGGCTAGCTTCACACATGCATCATGACAATGACTTTGTGGAGATTAACAGCATCACAGCCCAGATTATAGCCAAAATCAATAATATACCAAATGTTGATGAACCTGCAGTAGGATACATGGGATCTAAACTTGAAAATTGGATTTCCTACCGCGACACAGACTTCACAGAAGAAGATTGGACTCTGAAGCACCCGTGCTCAGGACCTTTAGAAAGCGAAGAATGTGATCACGACTTCATCATCAGAAATCAATATGGGTTTGAGCTATATTTGAATCATGCAATGCTTCTAAATTTTGCTGCATTGTGTCTTTATCATGGCAGATTGTATAACTCTGACAAATCAGTTGGAATACTGGTCACCTTTGGAGGAATGATAGGGGTGAACATTGCATGCAATGAGGCATTTATGGAATTCCACAAACGTTTCTATAGCGGCACTCTCAGAATAAGTCCAATGAATATGTATTTGAGGAGAGAGAGATGCCAAGCTCAGTCAGACTTCAATGATGAAGAATTTCAAAGACTGATGGCAGAAGAGGGCGATGCGGAAATTCAAAGCGTCTCAAATTGGGTTAGTGAATATCTTGAGATAGAAGACGTCATTGACATAGTGGATGAAGCTGAAAGCAAGAAAACTCGAGGATTAGGTTTGAATCAGGTTTTGGGAGGATTGCTCAAAGGTGTCTCGCATTGCGTAGACAGCTTACACAAGGTTTTTGACTGGCCCATTGATCTTGCAATTGATGCGGCAAAAGGCACAGCTGATTGGCTTGAAGGTAATAAGTCATCAGTCGATGACAGCAAAATCTGTGCTGGATGCCCTGAAATTCAGAAAGATATGCAAGATTTCCAGAAAGAAACGAAGATGGGAATAGAGATCCTGAGAGATTCGATCAAGAAATTATCAGAAGGGATTGACAAGATCACCAGAATGAATCAAACAAATTTTGAACGAATTGTTGATCGAATTAGACCCATCGAGAGCAAACTCAAAGAACTTGAAAAGATTAAACCTGATGCTGGGGGATCAAAAGATAGTGAAGCTATGCGCCAATTAGTCCAGGCCATCAAAGATATTAAGCTTATTAAACAAGCGATGATGGAACTTAATGATAGAATTAAAGACCTGGAGGATAGCAAGCAGCATCAAGAAGATTCAAAGCCAGATGATGATACAGCAGGTGAGCAAAAACCCATTCCAAAAATCAATAAAATAAGGGTTAAAGCCAAGAGAGTTGAGAAGCAATCAGGTACGAACATAGTGAACAATGAGATAGAACAGGCTTTTCAAGATGAAGAAAAGAGAACTGTTGATCCAAATATCAGTGATATGTACAACGCTATCAAAAGTGAGTATTTGGTTAAAAGCTTTTCTTGGAAAGTCTCAGATGGACAAGATAAAGTTCTATCTAATATTAATATACCTGAGGATTTGTGGAATACAAACTCCCGGCTGAACGACATAATGAGCTATTTCCAGTACTACAAGGCTACAGGTTTAACATTTAGAATATCAACGACCTGTATTCCAATGCATGGAGGTACACTGTTTGCAGCGTGGGATGCATGTGGATGTGCTACTCGACAAGGGATAGCTACGGCTGTGCAACTGACAGGGCTTCCTGGAATCATGATAGAAGCACACAGTTCGTCCTTGACGACTTTCTCAGTCGAGGATCCGTTAACGCAATCTACTGTGTGCCTTAGTGGAAGTGAACATTCGTTTGGGCGGATTGGAATTCTCAAAATTTGTTGCCTAAACGTGTTGAATGCACCACAAGCAGCCACCCAATCCGTTTCCGTAAACGTATGGGTGAAGTTTGATGGGGTGAAATTTCATTTCTACTCCCTCAAAAAGCAACCCGTGGTCTCCCAAATGCTAGTAGATAAATTGACTAATCTTGGAGAAATGGGTTGTGTAGTTGCAACTGGAACATGGTCAACGACTTCAAGTTTGAATTTGTTGCAGCTAAACGTGCATCCAACAGCTTGCTTTATAAGTGATGGCCTGGTTACTCAGACCCCACTAAGTGTAATAGCTCATGCTTTCGCACGATGGAGGGGATCATTGAAATTCACCATCACTTTTGGAGCTAGTATGTTCACAAGAGGAAGAGTCCTGGTAGCAGCTATACCTGTGGCGAAGCGAAAAGAGACTCTCACAATTGAAGAGATTAGTGGATATCACAATGTAATGTGCCTGCTCAATGGAGAAAGGACATCTTTCGAACTTGAAGTCCCTTATCACTCAGTGGGAGAGGATTCTTATGTTTGTAGGGATGCCCTATTTGATGTTTCGTCATACGCACAGAACTTTATGATCACCAGATTACACATGGTAGTTATAGACACATTGGTGATGAGTTCAAATGCAAGTAACACAATAAGTTACTGTGTGATGATGGGACCAGGCAAAGATCTTGAATTGAGATATCTAAATGGTGTCCATGCTCAGAGAAATGTGAGAGAATTAAAAGCTCAGGTAAGCCTTGGTTTTTCCTTACAATCTGGAAGGAACATTGGAGTGGGTTTCAGTGATTTGCTCAAAAGATGGGCCCACCTGCTCACACTGCACTTTGATGAAAATAACGAAAAATCAGAAGAAAAAGTTGGTTCTTATATTGTCACTGTAGCGCCAAGTTATAGAGCTTTTCCGCAGCACAACACTTTATTGAGTTGGTTTTCACAACTATTCGTGCAATGGCAAGGCTCTTTGTGCTACAGGTTACACGTGGACTCACAAGAGAGAAGATATGGAGGTTATTTGCGCATATGGCATGATCCTAACGGTTCATTAGATGAAGGAGTCGAATTCGCTATGTCAACAAACTTAGAGCCACCCCCAGGTGCCTTTGTGAAATACTGGAATTATAATGAGCAGAGCGAGTTTGAGTTTGTGGTACCATACACGGCTCGAACCCCTCGCTTATTCGTGCCAAAGGCAATGATTCCGACAGATTCGAAGTCATGGATATTGAATTATAATGGAACTTTGAACTTCGATTATAGGGGAGTGGATGATTTTAACGTCACTGTTGACATTAGCGCTGGAGATAACTTCGAGTTCTCTGTTCGTACGGTAGCTCCCAAAGCTGGAAAAGTGAATGAATCGTTTACAAAGCTATCGTATAGCAATGAGCTCGTCGATATCAAGAAACCGTTGACAGCAGCTGGAAGACTCAAAGGACCGTTCAATTTGAACACTTTGAAAACTGCTGTCCCTAAAGAAACGCCCAAAGAAAGCTCTGATGATAAGGATAAATCAAATCAGAAGAGGAAAGGAGCTATGGATTCGTTACTAAACGCTGTTGCTCAGATGGAAACTATAAATAGTGACGCGAATGGGTGTTTCTCTTTAGGGGGATTGAAGTCTACTGCCAAAATGCTGGACTCAAGAAAAACGTGCGAGAAATTTGCTGACATCATGGATTTCACTCATGATACTCTTGGTGTCAAAGATGGACCGGCAGCGCAGAGACTTGCAGCGGCTGTGGCGCAAATTGCTCCAATTATAGAAAGCGTGAGCAGAACGACAGAAAGTGTGGAATCGAAGCTCACATGCCTGGATAAGTACAAGGATGGAATTCTTGGGATATTACAAAGCTTATGCAAAGAGACAATCCCAGGACTTGCCATTGTGGACTTCAAGAAGGGCAAGTACATGTGGGCAACCCTCCTCACGCTGATAGCAGGAGCAGCTCTCTTCTGGGCATGTAAAAGCCAGAAGAGCTTTTTGAAAAGGTTTTCCGTGGTTGTAATGATCATTTGGAGTCCTTTTCTTGCTGGAAAAGTATGGAGCTTAGGCCAGTGGATAGTTCAAAAGTGGTGCCATTTGTGGCCCAAATCAGACTCATGCCGACAACACTCTTTGGCAGGCCTGTTCGAAAGTGCGAAAACGAAGGTTCGTGGTTTCCCAGATTGGTTTCGATCCGGGGGCATGAACATTGTGACGCAAGTTTGTTCAGTATTACTGACGATAGTGAGTCTGATCACGTTAGGGACAATCCCCAGTGCAAAGAAAAGCAAATCACTGGCCGATCGCTTTATCGAATTTGGCAACATGAATAGAGCTGCAACCTCTATTGCTGCAGGCTACAAGAGTATCTCAGAATTGTGTTCAAAATTCACTCATTTTGTAGCAACACATTTTCTGGGAGCCACTGTAGATGACAATGTCTTCAAAGACCTAGTTACGTTCAACGTTAAAGATTGGGTCGAACAAGTCAAAGTGGCATCTCTTGAGGAAAACAAGTTTAAATCATTCGGATCGCCTGAGCAGCTAACGCGAGTAAGACACATGTATGACAAGAGCCTGGAAATAACCAACAAACTTCTGGATAGAAACAAAGTGCCCGTAGCGATGCTCCCGGTTATCAGAGATACATGTAAGAAATGCGAGGAGCTTTTGAATGACAGCTACAGTTACAAGGGAATGAAGACCCCTAGAATAGATCCATTCTACATTTGTCTGACTGGTCCACCTGGTGTTGGAAAATCCACTGTGGCCTCCATAATTATCAATGATCTTTTGGATTATATGGGAGAGCCTAAGACTGATAGAATATACACCAGATGTTGCGCCGATTCATATTGGAGCAACTACCACCATGAACCAGTTATCATTTATGACGATCTAGGGGCTATTTCAAAAGTAGCTAGTTTATCCGACTATGCTGAAATTATGGGTATTAAATCAAACAGGCCCTACTCTTTGCCGATGGCTGCTGTTGAGGAAAAAGGAAGGCATTGCTTATCAAAGTACTTAGTAGCCTGCACCAACCTCACTCATCTCGATGATACGGGAGACGTCAAAACGAAGGAAGCTTATTACAGAAGAATTAATCTTCCCGTAACCGTCGAGAGAGATTTGGCTATGCCAATGAGCCCTGAGGATCCCGCTAGTGGTTTACTGTTCACTATTGGGGATATTCATGAGAATGGCAGGAATGTGAGCGTGGTTGAGAGTAGGTTGCTCAATGGTCGAGTGCCTTTTAGAGCTGGAGACTTACGAAACATGAGCTACAATTACTTTATGGAGTTCGTGAGGATCTACGCAACTATCTATATGGAGAATCAACAGCAACTCGTGGCTAAGCTTTCAGGAGATGATTACGAAAGCTCTTCATCATCGTTTCCCGAGAATGAGGAATTGGAATTTGACTTCCTAGCCCAAGCACACAATGGTGTGTACCTAACGATAGAGGAAGTTGTAGCTAAATTTGAGTCAATGAAATTCTCGGGAAAACAACTCAATGCTGAAATTGAAAAATTCGAAAGAATTGGAGTTGATGGATGGAGAACTAACAAAGCTCTCTCCTTTAATGATTTGGTCAAAAGGTTTTGTGGATGCTGCTTAGGTGATGACTGTAACTTTGATTTCCACTATCGAACTTTATTCAAAGTGCTAATAGAGAATAAGCAAATCCCAGCCTACAAGTGTATGGTTCTCCATAAAGTGAATCCAGATAGAATGAAGACTCAGATAAAGATGGTGAACGGGTACACTTTGGAAACAATGTTTAAGACTTTGAACCCTCTCACCATTTTCTTATATCTGGTTTTTGTGCTGAAATGTGGTATTAGTGCCGACAATGTATGTTTATCGTACCAATTATTTGCTATGAATGACGCAGAGCAAGTTGAATTTGAAATTGAAGATTCTTTGCGTCTGGATGAACAGGTACAAATTGGTCAATACTCATGCTATGTTTGGCCTAGTGTCGGAAAATTCTATCCGGAAATTCTGGCGAAGAGAGGTTGCATTGCTGTGAATGATGGAACTACATTTTATATTTTCGTTTCAAGTTCACAGATAGATAAAATTCACCCAGAAGCAGCGTGGTCGGATATGCTACAAGGAGTAGGCAGAAGAGGAGTCGATATTTTAAGTATAGCTGGTCCAACAAAAACCAAGTTTCTGATAAAACATGTGGAAAGTTGTTACGAAACTCTTAAGAGTCCGGAAGATTGGAAAGCTAAATGCAAAGAGTACTATGAGTCCATAAGCTTATATGAGTACATTCTCTTACTGATGGCAGTTGGGTCTCGAGCTGGAATTGAAACCCAGAGGATGAGTAAATATCAGGCCCGAAAGAACAAAATTAGAATGCCAGAAGTGTTGGAGAAGTACATTGAAGTTGAGAAAGCGACCATAGGAAAGCTGTCAAAACCAGCCAAGACCTGTCTAGCAATTGGTGCCGGAGTGGCTATTTTTGGAGTTCTAGCGGGGCTAGGAGTCGGTCTATATAAATTGATAACTCATTTTTCTAAGACCGACTCAGAAGACAATGACATTGAAATAGATGATCTAGTCCCGGAGATGAGTGGAGCTCATGCTTCTGATGAGAATGTTACCACATATGCTGTCAGGAGACAAGTTCCAAAGGTGCGACTAGCCAAACAATTCAAAGTTCGCTCGTCACCAAGCCCATCAGACAATGAACAACCAAAAGTAGATATTCTAGTGCCTGAAATGACAGGGTGCCATGCCAGTGATGAACACCTCACCAAGCATTTTACAAAAAGGAGAGTCACCATGAAGAGAGTTGGAGCTGTCAAGGAATCACACATTGTGACATATGACGAGAATACTCCACATGTGAGACTCATCAGAAATCTGAGAAGAACACGCTTGGCGAGAGCTATTAAGCAAATGGCACAACTTGGAGAACTACCGGACACATTGTCAGAAATTCAAGTGTGGCAACAATATGTAGTGGACAAAGGTATCAGACCAGCTGAACATACAACAGATTTTAGACTCTTCTCAGCTATAGCTGATCAGGAACAAGAGGATCCAGAAGAAATCAATATGGCGAGTGGAGAAACGATGAAATTTGACGAAAACAAGTACAATGAGATAGTCCAAGTCGTCAAAGGGATATCGCCAACTAAATCTGACATAGTGACAATGACTACTAAAGGAGCCCACCATACGGCGATCAAGCAGGTTCGAATTGGATACAAAAGTTTAGACAAGGATCCGAATATGGTGAGCATACTTTCTAACCAACTAACCAAAATTAGTTGTGTAATTTTGAACGTGACTCCTGGTAGAACGGCGTACCTAAACGTCATGAGGTTGTGTGGGACATTTGTTGTGTGCCCAGCCCATTATCTAGAAGCTCTAGAAGAGGATGACACGATTTACTTCATATCCTTTTCTGTCTGTATTAAACTCAGATTTCAACCAGACAGAGTGACATTAGTCAACACTCATCAAGATCTTGTAGTGTGGGATTTGGGTAATTCAGTACCACCGGCTATTGACGTTTTGAGCATGATACCAACCGTGGCAGATTGGGACAAGTTTCAAGATGGCCCTGGTGCTTTTGGTGTGACAAAGTACAATGCTCGGTATCCAACAAATTACATAAATACTCTTGATATGATTGAGAGAATCCGAGCCGACACTCAGAACCCCACGGGCATATACAAAATGCTCAACTCCGATCACACAATCACCACAGGTCTTAGATATCAGATGTACTCATTAGAAGGATTCTGTGGTGGGCTGATACTACGGGCTTGCACTAGAATGGTTAGAAAGATTGTGGGACTTCATGTAGCTGCTAGTGCAAATCACGCTATGGGATATGCAGAATGTCTGGTGCAAGAAGATCTTAAACATGCTATAAATAAGCTGTCACCAGATGCAAGGAGTTTAATTATCGGACATCTCAATCCCAAAGTAGAAACAGCCACAAAACAGTGTGGAATTGTGAGGAGCCTTGGAAGTCTAGGGTGCCACGGAAAGGTTACAAGTGAGGACGTGGCGATGACTGCAACAAAGACCACGATCAGAAAGTCTAGAATTTATGGTCTTGTTGGAGATATCAAAACAGAACCCTCAATTTTACATGCTCATGACCCACGTCTCCCTGAGGATCAGATTGGAAAGTGGGACCCAGTGTTTGAAGCTGCCTTGAAGTATGGAACAAGAATAGAACCATTCCCCATTGAAGAAATTCTTGAAGTGGAAGATCATTTATCTATTATACTTAAAGGCATGGACAATACTCTCAAGAAAAGAAATGTCAACAATCTTGAAGTTGGGATAAACGGAATAGATCAATCAGATTATTGGCTTCAGATAGAGACAAATACTTCTCCTGGGTGGCCCTACACAAAAAGAAAACCGAAGGGAGCTGAAGGAAAGAAATGGTTGTTCAAAGAGGTTGGGAACTACCCCTCCGGGAAACCCATTCTAGAAATGGAGGACTCAGGACTCATTGAGAGCTACAATAAAATGTTGAGAGATGCCAAACAGGGTGTAGCTCCCATTGTGGTTACTGTGGAGTGCCCAAAAGATGAACGCAGAAAGTTAAGTAAGATCTACGAACAACCAGCCACCAGGACTTTCACGATTCTCCCGCCTGAAATAAACATTCTCTTTAGGCAATATTTTGGTGACTTTGCCGCCATGATAATGACTAATAGATCAAAATTATTCTGTCAGGTTGGGATAAATCCAGAGAATATGGAATGGAGTGATCTAATGCATGAGTTCCTCCACAAGTCAACACATGGCTTTGCTGGAGACTACTCAAAATTTGATGGAATTGGAGATCCTCAGATTTATCATTCCATAACTCAGGTGGTAAATAACTGGTACGATGATGGGGAAGAAAATGCCAGGACACGTCACGCACTAATTAGTAGTATAATACATAGAGAGGGTATAGTTAAGGAGTATCTTTTCCAGTATTGTCAGGGAATGCCTTCTGGTTTTGCCATGACAGTCATTTTCAACTCCTTCGTGAATTATTACTATTTAGCTATGGCGTGGATGAATTTAATCTCACACTCACCATTGAGTCCCCAATCCACGGTTAGAGATTTCGACAACTATTGTAAGGTAGTAGTTTATGGGGACGATAACATAGTTTCAGTAGATTTGAACTTTCTAGAATATTACAACCTTAGGACTGTAGCAGCTTATTTGTCTCAATTTGGAGTAACGTACACAGATGACGCAAAGAATCCGATTGAGAAAAGTGTGCCTTTCGTAGAAATAACTTCTGTTTCATTTCTTAAGCGTAGGTGGGTGCCCTTGGGTGGAAGACTTTCAACTATTTACAAGGCACCTTTGGACAAAACTAGCATAGAGGAGCGCCTTCATTGGATAAGGGAGTGCGATAATGACATCGAAGCTCTCAATCAGAATATTGAAAGCGCCCTATATGAAGCAAGCATTCATGGAAAGATCTACTTTGGTGATCTCCTTCAGAGGATCCGGATTGCTTGTGACGCTGTGATGATCCCAGTTCCATCAGTAACATTTAAGGATTGTCACAAAAGGTGGTGGGCTTCCATGACTGGAGGAGCTTTAGATCCAGCTAGTCTAAGTCGGTTGTACTTGGCCGCCGAGAACCAGTTGGTCGACACTCGGAAAGTGTGGAAAGATCGCTTCCTTGGTGAGGATAGGTCTTTAATAGACATGCTGAAGTCAGCTCGTGCTGTTCCTCTAGCTGCCTATCATGTATAAGCCTCACGACTCTGTGCAGAGTATAACAGCACGACCCCAGGTTATCGATAAGTCATGTTGGTAGTCGTCAAGTAAGAATGGGACAGAAAAGAGATTGGAACTTTTAGGATGGAACATCAGTAAACCTACGGGAAACAGAGCTATGGAACTCCCAAGTACTGTAGGTCCCTATTGGTAGTTCACTAAAAGTAACCTTCTGTGTATGATCCCTACCCTGAGTGAACGACAGAAATATGATACACGAGTACTCTCATTAGAGAGAACCGGATTCCACATTGTGGAATCTCCCAGGAATTGACCTGGGTTCCTCACGAAAGTGAGGCGACAACTTGGTCGAAAAACAAGTTCAGTTTAGTTGAGACTGAAGTACAAACTCAACATTTCATAGTGTGTGATTTTTCCGATCCCCATTTGGTGTAACCCATATGTGCCACCTCATAATCCTTTTAAGGGTTAAATTTGGTAAGTGTTGTGGGGAGCCAAGAGGGGTAGGGTCTTTTTGTTACGTACTTTCTCATGTCAACATGGTGTTGAGATGGGCGCTTGGTCAGCGGAAGAATAAAGCGAGACGTACATTATTATCTCGTAGACTACGGCAGGTGAGACACACCGTCGTCCCTTGAGGGGGAAAGTAGCTCCAGGCATTTAATCCTGAAGTGTTCAGATAAGTCTCTGATCCTCCTCCGGGGGAAAAAGGGGACTTAATCTGTTAAGCCGTATCAACGACTTGATGAAACAACCACCTGTTCTGGTGTAAACCCAGGATAATCACATAGGTAGCTGTGTGGTGTTTCAACCATTTGGATTCATCCGAGCACGGATTACCTTGTGGTCAGAGTCTCCGAATGTCCTGTACGATGTGGGTAACTCCCTTTGGCCAGGGCTAGGCACACTTCTCTACGGGTTGGTGTCGCTAGATATGTTAATACTAGTGCCATATCGGAAATAGTTGTAAATCGTTGAACCAAGTGACGATGGGGTCCATTGTACACCCGACTTGGTTACGTTTTCTATTTTCCGTGTCAATATGGATAATAGTGGGGTAGTAAAAAAAAAAAAAAAAAAA